TGAGCCGTCTGCGCCCGTGCTTCATCCGCTTGAACTGTCAAGGCAAGTTCTCGCGCCCTTTTCTCTTCTTCTGGTGTATCTCTTTCAAGTCTGACGGCGGCAATATCAGAAGCGATTTTTGCAAGGGCCTTTTCGCCTTCTAGCCTGATTTTCAGCAGCTCATTGCCCTTCAGGTCGGCGGCTCGAATTTTTTGATTTATCTCAAACAGTTGTTTCTGGAGCGCAAGCTCATTTAGCAACTGAGGAAGGCGGCTTTCGCGTTCTCGCTTGGCGCGACCACTACCAGCGCCGGAATCCTTGCCAACTGGATCAGGGAAATCACTTGGAATGATTTTTTCTTCTTTCGGGATTTTTTCCTCGAATTTACCTCTAACTTTTTCAAGTTCCGAAAGAGAATTCTTGAGCTGATCTATCCTGTTCTGTGTCGCTTGAGCCTGCCTACCTGTTTGACCAGAAAGTCGCTCTTGAGCAGATGCTATCTGGCTCTCGATCTCCTGGTATCTGTTATTAAACTGCTCGAGCGTACCCTGGCCTTTAATTAAATTATTCAGTTCTCGCTGTTTATTGACGGCTCCAATTAGTTTTGCAGTGAGAAGTCCTACGCCTGCCGCAAGCGCAACATATGGATTAACAAGAGCTACAAGGTTTGCTGCCCCAATTGCCGAAGCAAGCGCTGTCATCCCTCCCGACGCAAGAAGTGCCTGAACTTTCAGTATTGCCAGAGCTGCGGCGACACCGCCAATCGCACCCGCCAAAGGAACAAGATTTTTAGATAGATTTAGTACGAATTCGGCAATTTTAGGTAGATTTTCGGCCAAGAAGGGAGTTATGTTTTCAACAAAGTCAGCAAACGCCTCCTGGAACTCAGCGCCAATAGGCTGCAAGGCATCGCCAACCGATTGACGCATTGAATTAAACGCAACGGTAAGTCTTGCGCCAGCGTCCTGGGAGGATCCAGCAATTTTCCGCGCTACGTCTGAATATTCATCGCCAAGCTTGACGATAAATTTCATCAATTGATCAAGCCCAACTTGACCTTGCTCAAGAGCTTTTGCAAGCTCAGGCAAAGTCATTTCATTCGCTTCCGCAAACTTTGTGACCGCACCAGGCAAGCGCTCACCAAGCTGACCGCTTAGCTCTTCCGCGCTTACTTTGCCCTTTGAGAACACCTGAACAAGCGCTGTAATTGCACCGTCAACGTCCTGAGCAGATCCACCAGTTCCCTTGATTGCAGCAGTTACGTTCTTGAAAACAAGCTCAGCATCACTGATTTGACCCTTAGCACCCTTGACTGCAGCCGAAAGCCGAGTCATGCCAGAAATTGCGACTTCCTGGGGTACATTTAACGTCTTTGTGACATCGGAAGCGGCCTTAATGGCTCGATTGAATTCAGCCTGACTGCCAGCAGTATTTTCAAGAGCGATTTCAAGTTTTTGAATTTGAGCGGCATATTCAGCGAATCCTCCCAGCTGCTGCCTCAAGCCACCCACTTGAGCGCCAAATGCAGCGCCGGCAAATGCACCGCCAACACCACCAACAGCCAAACCGCCAAGGCCACCAATCAAGCCTTCGGGGCCACCAAAAATTCCGCCACTGATTGCAGCGCCAACACCTTGGGCGAGCTGCATTCCGCTCAAGCCTTGGCGACCAGCCGAACGCTTGCCAAGCTCACGATCAATATTTTTTATGCTCTTGATTATTCTCCTTTCTGTGGCCTCAAAATTTGCTGCCAGTGGATTCAGGTCTAGGCGCAGTTCCTCTAGAGACTGCTTAACAAGCTGCAGCTCTCTGGTAGTGCCTTTTCTGAATGAAGAGAAATCTGGAAGATTAAAATCGCCAAAACCTCCCCTAATTCTCGAGATATATTCGCCTGAGGCCTCTCCCGCTCCAGGGAGCATTGAAGTGGGTGTTTTTCCTAGCGGTACTTGAGCAAATGCCCTTCTTACCTCTTCGGAGCCTCCTGCAAAATTAATAGCAGCTTCTCGAATTTTCTTTTCAGCGTCAAGAAAGCCGTCTCCGGTTTTGTCTGTTTTTCTGCCAAATCTCTTTACGATCTCAATTAGGCTTCCGGCCGGAGCTTCAATTCTTTCCCTGTAACGAGAGGCTTCTTCTCCAGGAGCGGGGAACATTCCTGTTGGGGTCTTGCCTAGCGCAATTTCCTCAAATTTTTGCCTGACTTTTTTCGAGCCGCCCGCAAATTCAATCGCAGCTTCGCGCATTTGACGCTCAGCTTCTAAAAAGCCATTTCCAGCTCTATCAAGATCAGAGTTGAAAGTATTAACGATGTCAGCGAATGCCTGTTGGGGAGTTTTACCCATAAGCTGCTGGCCAGCAGCAGCCCTGCGAGTGCCAATATCAACAACGCCCTGATAGAAAGAAGAAAGCTCTCGACCGCCAAGACCAAGAGTCCCTTTAATTGCAGTTCTGCGCTGCAGTAATTGATCTCTTTGGTTTAAGCTTTGATCAAAAAGCTCAAGCTCTCTTTTGAATTGATCGTCTAGCTGTTTTATTCTTTTATCGCCTTGTTCATCAAGTATTTCATTCTCGCGGCGAGCAGCCGAAGCCACCATCTGAGCTTTTTCTACTACGTGTCTTTCGTAAAGATCTTCAAGTCTTGTGTATGAATTTTCAAATATTTTATATTGATCCATTACTCCCTTTATTGCTTCTTCGTCTATGACTCTATTTCTGGCTTTTTCTTGAGCTTTTACATAGCCAGGATCGTATTGACCCTCGGCCGTCTTTGCGCGAACATCTGCAGAAAAAGCCCCAAATCCAGACCGACCTAGGGATTCCCGAGCCGCAGAAAGCCTCTGCCTTGCTGCCATTGCAGCAAGCTCTTCTTTTGTTGTTATTTCAATTACAGTATTCTTGAGTCGCTTATTTAAATCAATAAGCTCTTTCGTTAGATTAACCCTTCTTTCGTAACCGGTTACATTGGCAAGCTCCTGATTAATCTCAGAGATCCTTTGCTGAATGCCAGCCGAAGTTTCTGGCAGTGGAAGCTGCTCAGCTCGAGTGCTTACAAAAGTCTCAAAAAGTGGACTTTCGAATAATTGAGTCTGCGCGCGAACCGCCTGCCGTCCAGTTGTTGTTGCCCTTACTTGTTCAAGAAGGGCAATTCTCCTAATGCTTTCAAGATATTCATCACTTGTGATCTTTAGCTGGCCCGTCTTCTTGTTGATAGTTGCAATTTGATTTGCAATTTTATCCAGACTCGTGCCTGGAACTTGACTCAAAGCAAAAGCGGCTGCAGTGGCTTCCGACTTGAATTTCCCAAGCTTGGCCGTAGCGCTTTCTATATCTTTTCCAAGCTGCACAAAAGCAGAAGAGCCTGGCCTGGTTTGATTCCTTAGCTGAGTTAATTGATTGATCTGCTTTTGAATGGCTGCAGCGTTTTGATTTGCTGCGTTCGTAGACCTAAGGATTGAATCACGCTGCCTATCAATAGCAGGAGTGGATCCCTTCAGCTCTCTTTCGAGATTTGAAATATCAGAAGCAAGTGCCTGAAATGTATCTCCACTTATTTCTGCTTGGCTCTTTAGGCCCTTGAATGCCTCAATCTGCCCCCTGATAAGCTGTTCAGTCCTTTGCCCTTCTTTCCCAAAATCAAGAATGCTTTTTCTTGCCCGCTGAATTGTTGCGTCAGAAGGACCAATGGACTTTTCGAGTTCCCTAAAAGAACTCTTTAGCTTGTCAAGACCTTCAAGGCCATCAATGCCAAGGCGGATCTTAATGTCCTGAATTTGCTTGCTAGCCATCCCTGTCCTTGGCCAATTCGCTTAACGCTGCAGCCTCCATGGTCTGAAGGTCTTCCAGCATCTCGCGGCGATTGTCCACATTGTAGAGGTCAAACAATCCGCCAGGGCAAAGCAGCACGTCATATCGCAAGCCCATGTAACCAGACATGGTTGTCGTCCACTGCGTCTGCATACGCAAGAACATCATGACTGACTCCCAGTTTTCTTCCCAGACAATAAAATTATTGTCTTCTTTAGGCTTCTCGGGAAGAACGATGCCGAAAACAGCAGCGTCTTCCCGACTTTTATCTTCTACCCTTTTGCCGCCACCAGCCCAGTAAACGGCGGCATCCTTTAGTTTCCCTGGCGGCCGCCTTCAAATGTCTCGGTGTAAGCCTTCAAAACACCGCGAATCCAATAAGGGTCATCGGAAAACTCGCGCATTGCCTCCAGAGAGAAAGGAATTTCTTTTCCTTCTTCATCAACAATGCCTTCCCATCCGACCATGATCACCTTCAGGAGATCAAGCTCGCCTTTCTCGCCAAGCTTTTGAAATTCCTTGCGGCCAACGCGCTTGAATTTCGCGTCAAACGTCGCTGTGTCAAAATTGCCGCCATCAGAGGGCTCTTCGATCGAAACAGGCCAGGTAAAGACCTTGACCTTTTTGCGCACGAATGCCATGCAAAATAAATGCGATACCAGACAAGCATACACCCAATAAAAAAGGGCTGCATTTACGGTGCAGCCCCGATGACCTTCATTCCCGATCAGATTCTAATCAGGTGTAAACAAAGCTGAACTCATCGTTACCAGCTGTAGAGGGCACACATGTGAACGGAATGTTCAGCATGTGAATGCCATCCTGGTCGCTGTAGCTCACATCGCCGATATCGACCTTGGTAGAGGCAAAGTCGAAGATGTTGCCTGCCGTTTGGCCGTGCTGGAAAATAAGGTTTCCGAGCGCTCCGTCGCTAAGAGCTGCAGTGAAGTAGTCCTTAGCAGCAATGGTTGGAGCTTCAATGACAGCAGTACCAGTTGTCTGGCGATCAGTCAAAAGCACCTCCTTAGTGCAATTAATCAAATCGCGATAGACCAGGCTGTTGCCGATGTCCAAATTGACCGACTGAAGGCAACCGCTGTAAGAGAGAAGCTGGAAGCCGGTTGTGTTGCCAGCTTTTGCAATAACAGGCGTCTCCTGGTCGGCGTAAGTCACCGTGGGAGCAGCCGTGTCAGTTGGCGCGTTATAAACACCAATAAAGCTGAAGTCAATCGTAGGAATTTCACCAACCGAAAGATTCAACGTATAAGTGCCGCGCGCGCCAGTCAGCTTGTGCAGGACACCATCAATGTTGTAATAAATGGTGCAGCTGCCAAAGCTGGAGCTGACCGGAGCATAAGTAACGCTCACCCCAGCAGAGACGGTCTCGCTCATGCCGCAGGCAAGAAGTGCCTTGCCATAACGAGGAGCAGTACCAGCTGCACCCGAACCAGCAAGTTCAACGCTAAAGGTGCATTCAACTCGCGTATTCGCCAATAGCTGCTCGGAAGCACCAAGGTAAGGGCGAATAAGGTCCCGGCTTACAACATCACTCTGCAGAGGAGTAATGCTCAAATCCCGCACCAGAACTGCGTCCGCTCCGTCTGGCGTTGCGTCCGTGCCGTAGCTGGACTCCGTCTCCAGCAAAATTAGACGTTTCCGAGTTAGAAGGACCATTTGAAGTTACCTCTTGTTGAACAGGTGGGAGCGTCCGACTAACAAGAGTTCGGATGCCTGTCTCGGGGTCAAGGATGTACGAGCCACCTTGCCCTTGAAA